GCCAATCAACGCTCGCCACAGCACGGTATCACGCCCGCGACGACGCGTGGGGCTGTGATTCGGAATAATACCTTCACGTCTTTCTCCGGTCAGCACATCTATGTCGATAGCTATAAGAACTTCGACTTGAAGATTCTTGATAACAGCGCGACGCTCTGTCCGCAGTTTATCTCCTTCGTCACGCAGAACTGGGTGCGTCTCACAGGCAATCCAGCCTTTGCGCCTTTGATCTCGTCTCACGTCAACGTCACGATTCAGGGCAACACCGTCGGTCTCGCGGGGCCGAATAGTTTCTATTACGACTACAATCTCGCGCCCTATAACGCTACGTTCATGCTGTATCAGTATGATCGCGATGTGACAGATACTTACAATCCCACGCTCATTCCCGGCTTTAAGAACATTAACATTCAAGGGAATACGATCAGCAACTCGAATGGGAATGACATCGTGTTCAACAACGGCGGTTATTGGCCCGCGACGAGTTCTTTCCAAAACGGCGAGCCTTATGGCCCAGTGCCGAATATCACAGACATACGAGTCATCGAACTCGCTACGCCGCCCGCCGGACCTAAAGTCTGGGACTTCAAACCCGCAGTGCTGCAACCCGCAAAGAGTGCAAAGCCTGTCATTTTGAACAGGCTCGTTTACAAAAGTCTTACGGTGGCTGGGTTTACGCAAAACCTAGAAGCTTGGGCTGGAGCGTCTCGCATCTTTGCGGTGCAGAATATCTTGTTACCCAATCAGAACTTCTGTATCCGACTCGGGCAGAATCTCAACGTCCCTACTTATGTTATGACCGTAAAGTGGGTCTCACAGGGCGCCGTGAAGCGCTATAAGCTCTGGTCAAACGGCTACGAGGTGCTGAGTTATCCGCTGTATAACGGCGAGATTATCCCCGGCGAAGGCGCTCAGTTTGAATATTGGACTACATCTTTCGCCACAAGAGCTTTCTCCGAGGAGTTTGAGCTAGAAACCGACATCTTAGAAAAGCCAGACTCGTGTTGTGACGAGGTTGGTACCGCGCTTGCGAACGGTATTTGTCAAATCGGAACTCTGCCGAATCCATATCCGACAGTATATCCGGTTGAAAACTTTTACGTTTGCCCAGTGGATTAAATAATCCAGATCAACCCTAAGGGTTATCTCCTTTTTTAGGAGATAGCCCTTTTTTACTTTATGTCTCTAAACACTAACCCTTTTGTCGAAGGCATCGACCCAACGAGTACGTTCGGCGGCTATGCCAGCGTGCTTTTGCAACTTATCCGACAAGCTCAGCCGTCGTCGACGTACGGCATGATCTTGTTTGACACCACGGCGCCCGACGTGACTGGGGCGAATGCGTGGCGTAAGCGTTGTTTGTGGTTGAGTTTGTTAAATCCCGCTCAACCCGCGCTTAATGTTTATCGTGAATCCGCGCCGGGTTGGGTCAATGTAAACGACATCATCAGCCCAGACACGATCACGACGGCGATGATTAAGGATTATAATCCTGCAACGCCCGGAACAGGTGTCACCCTCGCAAAGCTCTCCGTCAGCGGCGGCACAGCGAATCAACTCATCCGCGTTAATGCTTCAGCGACCGCGTTTGAGTTTGTCTCTTTGTCTTCTTTGGTCACAGCGGGATCTATTCCCGTCAGCTCGCTTATCACGACCGGAATCCCGGCGGGTCAATTCCGAATTGCAGGCACGTTCGGCCCAGGCACCGCGTCTTGGTACACGTCACAGAATGTCATTGATGGATTGACTGATGGTGCTATTTCTACGGATCTTATTGCCCCGGCGGCTGCATCTGGAACGAGAAGTAAACTTCTTACCACGCGCGTTGGTGATACTTTCGCCACCTGGCGTTACTTTGATCCGAATGTCGACATGCTCGACAATACGATGAGCGGCGGTAAGTTGCAGAACGGCACTGTCGATGTCTCGAAGATTGTTGTTCCCGCTGGAACTCCTGACGGAGCTTACATTGGACTCGTTGCCGGGGCTTTGGATTTCATACCCTTTCCGACTGCTAACACTGTACTTAAATACGAGTCAACTGCAACAGCGTTGCCCGCTGCAGGTGCTGCAATTACGCCACTAACGCATGGTTTAGGTGGACAACCTATAAATGTTTATGGTGTGTTGGTTTGCGTCACGGCAGAACATGGATATGTTGCAGGTGATGAGATTCCGTTGAATCAAATTTACGTAACTTTTTCTAATAACGAAAGCCCTGCTTTTGCTTTACATGCAACAACAACACAAATTCATTGTGTTCGTAACGTAGATGCTGATTTACTTACCTTAAATGGTAGTACAGGTGCAACGGCTGGTGTTAATCTTACCGCTGCTCGCTGGACCATCAAGTTCTACGCTCTCAAATAATGAACTCCCTCATCCAACAAGTTTCCGAAACAGTCGGAGTTCTTCCTGACTCACAGGATAAAGAGACTCAAGTGCTCGCGTGGCTGAACCGCGCGGCCGTGATGATCTATGACCAGTATGATCTGCCCGGCTCTGTGTTCGAGCAGTTCTTCTGCGTCGATAACAATCAGCACGTCGTGACGTTTCCGTGGTATGTGGGCGCGATTCGAGGCGTGCGCTGGCATGACTCTTCGCGCTTGGTCACGCTCACCGATATGCGCCCTCGCTTTCACGCGGTGCCTTGGACGCAGCCTTATCTTAAATGGCGCCAGATGCAATCAACGCCGTTGCATACCCCGCTGACCAACGCGGGGCCTTTGACTTTTCAGATCTCCTCTTTAGAGACAGAGCCGTTTGACATTATCGTCAACGGCCAGACTGCCACGGCGGCGAATGTTACGGAGATCGTAAGCTTTGCTGTTGGGGATGTGGTGAAATCCACAAGCAATCTCTTCGAACCCGAAAGCCCCTTCGGCATCACTTCGATCAAGAAGTCGCGTTATACGAATAGCGATGTTCTGGTTTTGAATAGCGCCACCCAAGGCGAGATTGGGCGCATTCCCAATAACCAACTGTACGCCTCAAACTTAAGGATCCAGATCCTTGATTGGAATGCTGGCGTGCCGTTTATCATCGGTGAAGATTGCGTCGAGGTGCTGTTCAAACAACGCTTCTCGCCCTTCGTCAACATCGACTCGATCTGGACCGACGAGCGTCTTGTGCAAGCGCTGGTCTATGGCGTCAAGTATATCTACGCGCTGGAAAAGGAGAAGAATGATGTGGCAGCGATTAGTAAAGATTTGATGTCCGAGATCTGTAAGAAGGTCTGTGAGAATCTCGAAAGCGGTACTGAGCTTATGGTGCAGACTGAACGCCATGCGACTCAGAACGCTTCGATCATGTTCCCGACTTGGCCGCTCGTTCAGGGAGGAGTTCGTAATCTATGGTAGTCACTAAAACAAACTGGCTCGGTGGACTTAATCAGCTCTCGGATATTACGAAGCTGAAAGAGGACGAATACTGGATTCTGCTCAACGGACGCGTTCGTAAGAATGCTGTTGAGGCCGTGAATCTGCCGTTGAATGTCACGAACAATTTGTCTTCTGTAGGAAATATTCAAGACATTACGGCCGCCGGGACCTTGCTTGTCGCGTTTGCGGGCGGCAAGGCGTACTATAAAACCACAAGCGGAACGTGGAACCTGATCGAGACTTTTGCGATGGGTTCTACTCAGGCGCGTGTTTATACTGCTTTGGTCCCCGGTTCGACTGTGAACTTTACCCGCGGCGTGACTTCCTCCACGGGAACTCTAACGCTCGGCGGGGCTGTCGGCGCCTCGCCTTCTGCTTTGGTTGTAATGGATGGCGTGCTGCAACCTTGGGTTATCTTCCCCGACGGCACTGCTCGCGTGACTGATACTTACGGCAACTGGACTATCGCACATCCTGAATATGTTCCCGTCGCCAATTATCCGATGTTCTATAACGGCGTTCTTTACGCGGTTATGCAGGAGGCGGACGGGAATAGTCCGTATCGCCGGAAGAATCAGATCGTGCGCTCAGTTACTGGAGCGCCTCTGAACTTTGTTATTGCGGTGACGCCCACGGGCGACAAGACTTCAATCAAAGAATCCGAGGGCGGAGCTTTGGCGATGGCTACGAATGTCGACTATAACGACATTACCTGTCTCGCGCCGCTGAACGCTAATGACGGAGGCTTCTTCGTCGGCACTCAGCACTCATCTTTCATAGTCTATCCTGACTATAACAATCTGATCTACGCGGAGCCTACTTTCCGCAATCAGAGCATTACTTCGATTGGGCCGCTAAATCCTGATTCTGTTGTGGACGTGCTTGGGGATGTGGCATTTGTTCATGACACCGGAATTAGGAGTTTCAACGGGATCACGCAATTCCGATTTGAGGGTCGGAATGCGCCCTTTAGCGGCCCAATCAACTCTTTAATGGACGGCATCACTCAAACGTCTGCCGCGACAGGCACGCACGATAACTATGCGCTGTTCGCCGTCACGACTATTTACGGCAACGGGATTCTGTGGTTTGATATGCTTCTGCAGAAGTTCGTTGCGCTTGATATTTATCCCGGCGTCGGAACCATTCTTAAGTTCGCTTCAACACTCGACGGAGGCAAGCGATATACTTACTTCATGACGACGACCGGGATTTATCAACTCTTTGGCTCGTCGGAGCGGGCGACCGTCTCGATCTACGGCTCAGAAGTTATCCCGTCTGACACCTATAAGAACGTCAAGATGCAGAGTCTGCGTCTGACCTTTGATGGCGTAAAAGAAGGCGGCTCTGTCGAGGCGTTGCTGTATGGCGACGGGCAGATTGTGAATCGAAAGACTGCGACTCTTGTCCCGCTCCCGCAGAATAACTCCACTCAAGCGAGCATTCCCTATAACGGCGGCTTGAATGAGGGCGTTGTTGCAATGGCTGAGTTTAACTTCGTCGACTCGTCGCCTGAGGTTGAACGGGCGGGCGTTCTTATTCGTTTTGACACGGATGGCCGCTTGATCACTGCCTCGGCCGACGTTGGCCAGAGTGGAACTTGGCCGCGTGTGAATGCTTTCCGCGGGATCACGCCACATCCTTACGAGACCTTTGCTGTGATTGGCAATGACGGTGTTCCGGATATTGTCGGCGGGGCTGTGTCTCCGACCTTTACTGCGACAGAGGTCGCTAATCGCAAAGCGCTAAATAACAAGATCCGCTCCATTAACGGCCTGACTAAGGTTATAGGCACCGGCAATCATAACTACGGTTTGCCTTATGGTGGTTATGACGCTGGAACTGCTGGAGCTTTGGCGCAGACTCTTACCCCATTCTGGGACGCTATCAAAGACAAGCTCTTGTTCGTCCCCGGAATGAAGGATAATGACTCGGCCGCGGGCAGTCCGTTGTTTGATTACCAGCAGCATCTGCGTTACTTTCAGTATACAAGCGAATATGTTGATATCTTCCTGATCAACACGGGCTTTGACTCTTCGTTCGTACAGACCGAAATCGACAACGCCTTCACGCCGCCGCAGACTATCGCAGACAGCCCACAGTTCCAATGGCTCCGTCAGGCGCTGGCAAATAGCACCAAGAAACACAAATGGGTCGTAGTGCATCAGCCTCCGTTCACGAGCGGCAATGACTACTACAGTTCAATCAATGCAAACGGCTACCTTGCTTTTATCCAGAATGTGCCCTTTAAGAACTGGGGTGCAACTGTCCTATTGGCTGGAACTAGTGCTCTTGTTGAAAGGCTTGATTGGAATGGGCTACCCGTTATTATCAGCGGCGCTGGCGGCAAGGCTCTTACTACCGTACATAATCCGCCCATTGCGCAATCTCAATTTGCTGCGGCCCAAGCGGCTTATTGGGAAGCTGTCGTGAGCAAGCTCTCTGTTGAGTTTGTTTGTAAAACTGCAACTGGCTCAATTCTGGATAGGTATTTTCAACCAGTATGAGTGCATGTATCAACGCCATAAAGCTTTTCGAATGGGTCTTAGCGCATCCTGGGCGCGAGAATTGTTTCGGAAAAGCTTCCAACGTTGATATCGTCATGCACTGTGACCGAATCCTTCAGGACCCTAATACAGATCTATTCGTCCTCGAAGGCGAAACAGAAACCCCTTTAGTCGCACTATGGTGCGAGCTTGATAGTGAGCGTAAGAACATACACATTCTGAATATTCTCGGCGACCGCGGCTGCTTGCCTAGTGCAATAGGTGCGTGGAATGCGCTTTATCCCGGCTGGACTGTCAGTGGCGCGCGGCGCAAGAGTAAGAAGAATGTGCAGTATAGAATTTCAGACTTCGTAAAACAATGAACACATTTGAGTTTAATCTCTCTAAAGTTCTCAGCCACTCGTTGGTCTGGGAATCTTCTCGTCTTGAAGTTGACAATGGTATTCCTCTGGGATATTATCGAAACGGCACGAATGTCATTCCGAACACCTCAGAGTCGATGGAGTCTGTGATGAAGGCTTATCGGGAGAATCTTATCCCGATGATTCAGAATCAGATTCAAGCGGCTCAAGCTTATGAGCCAGCGATGCAGACTCTGCGCGAGCAGATCTCGCCGCGTGAGCAGCAGCTTAACGCTGATCTTTATGCTCAATACGGGTCTCAGTTTGCAAAGACTGGATCTGACATTGCGCGTCAGAACGCTGAGGCTCAGGCCGCCACGGATCTCGGTATCGTGAGCGGGACGGGTCGAGACCTCGTTCGCGAGGCCATGAAGACACAGAAGGAAGCTGATCCTGAAGCTTATCGTGCGCGTGAGTTGGCGTTGTCGAATCTTGAGAATCTCAATCGCTCACTGACTGATCCCAACGCCGGACTTAGCGGTGCCGAGCGCGCTGAAGTTGATCGCTCTCTTGCGCGTGAGAACTTTGCGCGTGGCACTGGAGCGACTCCGACGGCGACTTCCACTGTGGCGAATGCTATGGCGTTTGGTGGCGCCGGTGAGGCTCGCAAAGCTCAACGACAGAGCGCGATTGCAAATGCTGCTCAGCTCGCCGCTGGGGCTGTTCAACCTTTGTCTTCACGCATTGATACTTTCCAGCTCACGACTGGTCGTCCGTCTGTGAATCAAGGCGAGGCTCGCACTGGTGGCGCTCGTGAGGTCGGACAGGAATCGAATGCGATGGGCATGAATCTGTTTGGTAATGCGAGTCAGATGCGCCAGCAAGAGAATCAACTCAACGCTCAGCGCAAGACTGGTCTCGATCAGTTCACGCAGGTTATGGGTTCGATGCCGTCTGTGTCTTGCTGCTGGACTTTTGCTGAGGCTTATTACGGCTGGGCTAATATCCCGGACGCTGTAAAGGTGTCGCGTGATCTGCATTATACGCCTCGTAGAAGGGAAGGTTACAGGATGATGAGCCGCTTCTTGGTGCCTCGCATGCAGCGTTCAAAAGTCTGGCGCGCTGTCGTGAATGCCCTTCTGATTAAGCCGATGACCGCGCATGCTGAGTGGTATGTCAATGGCAAAGGATTTGGATGGATCTTCAGTCCGCTCCAGAAAACTTATCTCGCTCTGTGGGATTACTACGGAGAACGCGCTGGCGTTCCTGCCGAGGTGTTCAACTTAAGGTTGGCCGCTGGGCCGTGGAACTCTGGCATTTACCCGCGCTGACATTTGTCCCGCCGCATCATCACGATTTTGATGGCAAGTTCTTTAAGCTCTTTGGAAAAGGAGTAATCAACAAAGGTCACATCACCAAGATGTGGCCTTTCTTTGATTTCAGACTTTATAATATTCGCAAGGGCGAAAGGCACTGGCTACAAAACAGCAATCTTCCTTTAATTTTTGTAAACATTCAGAAACATACTGGCGCTGTGACAAGTGCTGGTGAGAACTTTGTGGAGTAATTATGGCATCTCAACTAAACAAATACGCACAGAATATCGCGCGTGCTCGCTATGCGACTCCCGCTATTCCCGCCACTGGCGTGCGATCTTCGCGCGCTAAGATTTCCATTCCGTCCCCGTCAGCCACTGGTCCCGCCGCTAAGGCTCCCGATGCGAAAGTCCCCACTGGGGTCGAACCCGGCGAGCCTACTGCGCCTGAGTATAATCCTATCATCGACGCGGAGACTATGTCGCCGCCCGTTGATCCTAACCGCCAAGAAGCTATCGCCAATCAGGCTCGCATGCCGCGCTTTGCCATTGGCAACCCTAACGTCGGAAACATTGATCTTGGCTCGCTGCTCTCTGCGAAGGCTAATCCTAACTACGATCCCAACGCGCCCGTCGGCGGCGCTAATGTTCCTTTTCAGGAGACTAAAGGCGTGGGCGGTTTCTTCCGGCGTATGTTTGGTGACACTGCGAACGAGCAGAATGTTGCTGCGCAGGAACAGCAGAAGGCTGAATGGAAGACTGAAGACACGCTTGCTAAGCGTCGGGCTGAGAAAAAAGCTGATCTTGAGGAAGAGATTCGTTTGCGTGAGGCTGGTCCTGCTGAACGGTTTAGGAAGACCGAAGAGCGTTTGACTAAGTCTGAAGAGACTGCCGCTCGTGAGCGTGCACTTGATCGCGATCGCGCTTATTTCGAAGCCAATCGTAACTGGGTAGCTGGACAAGAAAAAGCTGCCCGTGATACTGCGCGAGAGGCTGCCGAACAAGGATTCAAAGAACGTCAGGTTGGTTTGGCCGAAAGTATGGCGGGTCAGATTCATGCGACTGGTTTGCCCGGTGGCGGCGCAATTGTGACTAATCCTAAGGCCGGAACTGTTAATGTTGTCTCGCCGGGAACTCCTGGTTTTGGTGCTATGCCTGCGGTGCCTCCTCGCACGCAGCAGGTTTACCCGCAGCCGAAAGCTCCTGCTGCTGGCGGCGCGCAGGTTGACCGCATGACTGGCGCGCCGATGGGCGGACCTTTACCAGTTGAGGCCGGACAACCTACAGCTGCTGTGACTCCTCCACGCGCTGGATTGATGGATATGATCTCTAGCGGCGCTGAGAATGTTGGCGGCGCTTTGGGCCTCGAAGGTGTTTCTCAGATTCCAGCGGCGCTCGGTGATTTGATCACGCGAGATCCTAAGGAAGTTGAAAAGGCTGCTCGTAGCCGTGCGCGTTATATGGTTCCGGGAATGCAGCGGACCTTCTAAGACTATGACACAAGAACAATATCAGTGGCTGAAAGATAACGGATATGATCCTGCCGTCTATGACGTAGACGAGCAGGGTAATGTCTTTCAGAATCCTATTACAGCCCCAGCGAGCAAAGAAAAGATGTCTCCTCTGCGCGCAGCGGGGGCTTCTTTCTTGGGTAACCTGTTGCCTAGTGCGGCCGGTTTGTATGCTGGCGCACAGGCTGGTGCTCTCGGTGGCTCGATGTTTGGTCTGCCTGGCACAATCATCGGCGGCATTGGCGGCGGTCTCGCTGGCGGCTATGGTGCCGGAAAGGCTCAAGAGGCTGCGTTGGAAAAGTTTGCGCCTGAGGCTTTGCAACAACTCGCACAGGCTGAACAAGATCAGCCAGTTGCTTCTTATCTCGGCGGTTTTGCTCCGAATGCGCTCGCACTGAAGCCTTCGTTTGGCGGCATTAGGGGATTGACTGCGCCAGCGATGGGCATGTCTAAAGCCACGCGTGCGGCTTTCATCCCGGCGGCTGCTAATGTGGGTGTCAATGTGGCTGGCTCCACGGCGGGTCAACTTGTGAATATGGCTCAAGGCGGCGAGTTCTCTGCCCCGCGCTTTGCTGCTGATGTTGCGCTTGGAAGTTTGTTCTCTGATCCAACGAAGCTTGGTCGTCGATTTGGTCTGACTCCTCTAAAGCCTGATGTTGCTGCGGCAGAATCTCCTATGGATCTTGCTGCGCTTCGTACTGCAGCGGCTGAGTCTAGTGAGGCTGCTCGTGTGGCTGGCGAGGCTGAATCTGCTCGCATCATGGACGAGACTCGCGGACAGATGGCTGCGGGCGGAATGACTGCGCGTGAGATCGAGTTGTTTAAGACTCGGCCTGAGATGGAATGGTGGAAGCGTCCGGAATCTGAGCGCATTGCAGACATCGAACGCACGGCTAAACAAGTTAAACAAAAACTGCCTAAAGGTATGGCAGCTGAGTTGGCTGGTTTGCCTGAGGTTTATGATGTCGTTCAGAATCCTGAGAAGTTTCCTCAGTTCCTCGCGACCTCGCTTGAGGAAGCTTTGAATGCGGCGCATGAGCGTGGTGTGCAGAATAAGTTTTTGCGGCCTGAGGATGCTGAGATAATGGGCCGTTATCAAGATAACCGCTTGGAGGTTATGGCGCAGAAAGGTACGCCTGAGTATCTTGCACAAGCAATGGGCGCTGGTCGTGAGCGCGTTGGAGCTTTTACGCCTGAAGGTGGTGCTCGCGTTGCGCCCGAAGGATGGACTCCTGAAGTTGCTCGGCCTATTCGAGCCGCTGCGACTACTGAGGAAGTTCTCGGTCGTCCGCCTGAGGCTGTGAAAGCCGAGGAAGGTGTGTCGCTGCAAGAAGCTCTCAAGCCGACGGCTGAAGAAGCTGCAAAGGCTGAGGCTATTCAAGCTGAGAATGCTCGCATTGAGGCCGAGCAGAACGCTGCTGAGCTTCGTAAGTTGCAGGATCTTGATGCCGCTCAGGCTTTGAGTGATGAAGCTGCGGCTCGTTTGCAGAGTTTGCAAGCGCGTCAAGCTGAGTTGCTGAAGCTGGCTGAGCGCACTCCTGCTGTGATGCGTCGATCTATTCGAGGCGACATTGCTCCAGAGATCACTCAAGCCAAGCAAGAACTCGCTGATGCGCGTGCTATTGCTGATGATCTATACTCGCGCTTGCAACGTGCTGGAGGTGAAGGCTTGCTTAGTCAGGCTGACCTCGATGCGGCTGCTCAACTTGCGGCTCGGCGCGGCCTGAAGATTGTGCCCGCTACGCCAGAGCAACAAGCCCAAGGCATTCGCGGCGCATATGTCGTCAATGAAAATGGCGAGCGCGTTGTCTACATCAATCCTCTTGCGGCCACGGCTGACACAGCCATTCACGAAATTGGTCATGACGTTTTTGAGACGTCGCCCAATGAACGGATGAAGCGTTCGCTGATGGATAGCGCTGAGGGTTCTGAGGCGTATCAACGCGAGTACGAAGCACGCTTGGCTGAAGGTAAGAGCGAGCAAGTCGCAAGGGATCTTGCGCTGGAAGAAGGCCTCGTTCAGGCTTTCGGCGAAGCTTATCCTAAAGCTAAACCCGGCGAGATTCGTCAGTGGTTCAATGCGCTGAAGTCGTCCGTCAAGAGCATGATCGGTATGAAGCTCTCGCCCGAAGACGCGCTCGCTTGGATGCACTATGCGACTACGGAGGCTGTGCCTTGGAAGGGTGCTGCTGTGGCGAAGGTTGATGTTGCTGGAGAAGAAAGGATGCAGCGTGCCCAACAAGAGACTCCTGAGTTTAAGGCGTGGTTTGGTGATAGTAAGGTTGTCGATGCTGATGGGAAGCCTTTGACGGTTTATCATGGAACACGTAGTCCTCAAGACTTCAATACATTTAGGACTGATAGCGGACATAACTATGGACCGGGTGCTTACTTCACTCCTGAAGCTCGTCGTGCTAGTGGTTATGCAGGAGATCAAGAAGGTTCACGAGTGTATTCTACTTACGTCAAGGTAGAAAAACCTTACATTGTACAGTCTGATGCGACTATTCAAGACCTTGGATATAAACTACGACAAGATTCTGCCAATGATGTATTGATCCAAAAACTGTTGCAGAAATATAACAGCACGGATAAGAACATTCTAGGTAATGCTGAGGTTGGTAATGCTTGGCTTCGTGAACAAGGTTATGATGGTATTATCAAACAACGTAATCGTTATACTGAAAATGGTTATGTTCCTGAAGTTGTTGAAGTTGTAGCCTTCAATCCAGAACAAGTCAAATCTGCCACAGCCAACAAAGGAACCTTCTCACCCCTGAGCAAAGACATCCGCTATCAACGCAGTCTCGGCTCTGAGATCGCGAAGCCTTCTGAGCTAGATTATCTCGCGTCGAAAGGTGGTCCGTTTGAGCGCGTAGCTTCTGTGCTGAAACCCGCTTACAACACCCGAGACTTCAAAGCTGGTGAGTGGTCCAATAAGTATTCTCTCGCCGCTCAACTTAGACCTGATGATCAGAAGAGGCTGTTCACACATCTCTCCCAAGAGTTCGACAACAACACTCGCTCGACTCCGCCAGCGGATCTCCGTGCGGCCTATGATCAAATCCGCAATGACTATCTCCCGGCGATCGTCAATGACTATAACGCCGCGGGCATGACTGTGCGAGACACCGCCGGGCTTCGTGCGCGTGGATCTAATCCGACATATATTCCGCTGCACGCTATTGCGGAAGAGGTTAAGAATATCCTCACGACCAAGCAAGGATCGCCTGAGTATGACAAGCTGAAGAATGACTTCCTTCAGTGGAACACTCAACTGCGTCAAGCGGACGGCGCTAGTCTGGCCGAGGCACAGAAGTATGCGCTGGAGAAGTTTAAGGACAAAGTTGACATTACTTCAAAGCCACCGGGCATCGAAAGCGGCATTCCGTTCTCCGGTGCGCGTAAGCCTGAAGGTTATCCGCTGCCGCCTAGCTGGCGCAGTGATGATCTGATTGGAAATCTGAACAACTACACGCGTCGTTCGGCGACGGACTATGCTTATCAGAAGCACGTTGAGTCGTCGCCTGAGGCGATGGCGGCGTTGGGTGCGAAGAAGTACTTTAACGACGTTCCGATCCCGGCGAATGTCTTGGCTTCAACCGCTAATATCATCAACGATCCTAGCGTGCAGTCTATCCTGCGTGAGTATCGCGGCACACCGGCGCAGAAAGTGGGCGGCGCTCTGAGCGACTTTGGCAAAGGCGTGAGCGTGGCGACGATCGGACCTGTCTCGAAGGTTGGTGATATCGGGACCTCGCTCGTAAAGGGTTTGGTCTATATGCCCGCCGGTGAATACACGTCAGGCTTGGTTGACTTCACTAATCGACTGGGCAATTGGGCGGCTCTTAAGGAGCGTTCTTACGCATCGGGCCTGAATAAACGTGATGCCGCTCAGAACATGCGTCAGGTGCTCGGAATCGGTGACGATTCTGTGAGCTTCATGGCGAAGGCCGCCGAGACATTGAGTAAATTCACAGGTCTGAATCAGCTTGAGACTGTGGCGCGGACGATCGCACAAGGCTGGGGCGAGACTGTTGTGAAGTACAACAAGCGACTCGCGCTGGGCGGCGATAAGAACGCTACGCAGATGCTCGACACGCTCAGTCCTGATTGGCGCACTCGGTCTGACGCTGATCTCGCGGCGCAGGTTGGGCGTTTGTTGCAAGGTTCTTATGACATGCGACAACTTCCTGCCTCTGTTCTTGAAGGTGCCGCTGCGCCTTATTTGACGTGGAGCAAGTGGAGCATTGGACAGTATGATTCGTTTGTCAAGTATGCTCTGCGCCCCGCTATGCAGGGTAATGTCAAGCCGCTGATCGGTCAGATGCTGATTGGCGTGCTGGGAGGCGGCGCTGTCTCCGCTGTGCAGGAATGGATCAATAACCGTGAGGGACGTGACATCAACTGGACTGAGCTTGAAAGCTGGATGCATCAGAATCAAGGACAACTTGGCGCTGATGGTGGACAGCTTCTCGGGCAGAAACTTCTGACGATGGCTCAGAAGCTCGGCACGTTTGGCTTTGCGGGTGACGTGGCTAAGATGGTCATTGACACTACGGCGGGCGGAACGGCGCAAGGCGTGGCGACGATGCCAGCGTTGGATGCTGTGTACGATATCTCAAAGCGCGTGGCGGCTGCGACGAAAGCGCTTGATGACGGTGAAGACTTTGGCTTGGTGCTGAAGACTTTGATGCAGGATAGCGTGATCGGACACTTGCAGGTTGCGCGGCTTGCGCGGAACTGGCTGGACGAGGATGAGAATCTGCGATATGATGATCGTCGTCGGCGCCGGTTGTATGATGAGCTGACGGGCATGCCGAGTAAGGGCGGCGCGTTTGCTGTGAACTATAGTAACTTGAGCGAGAGGGAATTCGAGCGGGGCGAGATAACCCCACAGACCGGCGAAGAGGCATTCTCTTTGGTGTCTCGCGCGCGTGAGCAAGCAACGACACCAGAAGACTATGCGAGCCGGATTAGAAAATTGAAGACTGCTCAAAACCAAATCATGCCCTCGTTGGAGAGACAGCCTCTCAAGGCGGCAAGATACTTAAGCTGGCTTGAGGGCACTGAGCAGGGATTGGGAAGTGAGGCTGCTAGAAGGTACTTGATAAGGGAACAAGAAGATAAGTATCGAAAGAGTTTGATAGAAGGAATGAGTGGCTTGCGGTAAAATTAAAGAACAAAAAACCCTCCTTGAATTAACAAGGAGGGTTTTCTTTTTGTTAGAATTTATTGCTCAAAAGGCTCGCCGGGTTTTGCTTGAGCATGCTCGGCAAAGCGTGCATAGGCGGCAAGATCGACGTAGTTATCAGGATGATAGACTCGCGTGGATCGTTGAACTTTGAACGCAACCATCATTAGTTCAACAATGTGCGGCGGGATTGCTGTTGGAAGTGTGATTCCGTAGTGTTGTTGTAGAATGCCAGTCCAACTCAGGCCGATGTTGAGATGGCTATGGTGCGGCTCGCCATAGATCTGGCCGCGCTGTTGTACGGTTTCTGAGACTGTATCGTTACTTTGCAACATATTGTTCAATGTTATTTAGTTTTACTAACTTTATCCGATCCATCGTCACTAGATCATCTAGCACACGACGGAGTTCATCAGGCGTCTTGAGGGACTGATAGAACCTGACAAAGATTGATTTCTTCGTGGCGCCTTGCGTTGTTTTGATAAAGCGCCAGATGTCTTCTGTGATCTTTGCGCTCTCATTGCGGCCCATGCCGACGAATGGGATATGCATATCCTTTTCGAGATTGGCGAGATGAGCCGTGGCTTTCTCTGCATCCTCTCTCGTCACGGTCATATCCAACGTCCGCGCGAAGTGTACGGCGAACAGGATCTTCTGATGATGAAGATTCTTGCGGCCATAGTATTCGTCCAGCATTGGATGTTTGTTCGTATGAACGAGATTTGGATGAAGCTCGAAGTGATGATGGATGTATTCCTTTGCTTCGTCATTCAGAACCAAAGGGCCATATAGTTTCGATAGTTCCCTAATGTAAGATTGCAGGCGAAGTTTAGCCGCCTTTTGTTCTTCGTTAAGCGGGGGAATAGAATAAAGATGGAAACGCTTCTCAACGCCGTAAACGATAATCGTTCGAGCCATAAAACCGTCCGAGAGAATATCTTGATTCTGAAGACTTTGGAACTTGCCGAGCGTTGTGTTGCCCAAGAGACTGATGCACATATTCGTGCAGAAGTCAGTGTCGCTATGCTTAAGTTTTCGGACGTACTTTCTTCCACCGTTATAAGCTTCGAGAAGAAAGTCTGAAAGTTGTTCGGCATTTTTCTTAAAGATTGAGGTTAGTTCGTCGAGGATGAATACGAGAGAGCTGTGATGATAGGCTTTTCTGCGATTTTGTTCATCAACATAGCGATGTAAATAAGCGACGCGCGAGGTCTCTTGCGTGAATTGCTCGAAGGTCGTACTGTTCGGAGCGATATAGATAAGAGGCTGTCGTGCGCCTTTGCGGTTGTCTGAGGCATCTTCGCCGAGTAGCTCAGCTGCGAGATCATTCTCTGGAGTCTTGATCTCGGCGGGGATTTCGAGGAGTTCTTTCATCGGACTCGTAATGAGAGATTTACCCGCCGAAGCGGGTCCGATGAAAGCGATGTATTGATTCGGAAATACTGCGTGGAAGTCAAGGTCACCGAACCAGACGCGCCTTTGAAGGGCGGCGCCGATCATGAAATAGAAAGCAGCATCAACAAACGGCTGCGGGCTTTGTACGTCTTTTGTGTACAAACACCAGTCTTCATATAGGCTCATGCAAGTATGCGAGTCTTACAGAGTTCTTGCGGATTTGGAGTGTGGTGATTACGTCGAAACCTTCTAGCTTCTCAAGGTTCGGATCGAACTCGCTGGGAAGGTGGGTCTCATGTACAATAACGACCGAGGGCGGCGGCAGGTTAGGCGGCCACTCTTTTAGTTTCTCCCGGATCGCATTTGTGATCTGGGTTATTCGGTCATTCGTCTGACGCATAAAGCGGAGGGAGCTTTTCTTGGGCCGATTTTAAGCGAGGTCTCTCATGCCGAGTGGATTGTCTTTTGAATACTTACCCCAGTTCTTTCCAGCTTGGGCCTCAGACTTCATCGTGAAGTTCACACCGTCTCGTCCGGTGAGCGAAATGGCGAGGCATTCTTGCATGAGCTTCGCCGTGTCAGTGACAAGCCCATCTGGAACCAGCGCCAGAAAAGAGTCATGTTTATTGTTAATCGCCGGTAGTGTTTTGAGTGGCCGCTCTTTGTTGAATCGGTTAACAGCAATGTGTGTGATGCAGCCCACGGTGGACTGAGGAACCCATGAGATGCCTTCCCTGATATAAGAGTCAGTAATAGTACGCTCGAACCGGCGTGGATATCCAAACAGATTACGGAGTTGACGGTTAGCTCTAATTTGAAATTCAATTTCATCTTGCCATTCTATGATTTCGGGGAATAGGGACGCGAAGAATCCAAGAAAGACTTTGCATTCTTGGAGACTTAGAGTCAAAGTGCCATGACTCTGTTTCAATGTCTGCAACTGAAAGGTCCGCTCACGCATCCTGTAGGATGAAGCGTGGCAGACCATCTTGCCGATCTTGTATTCTTTGTCGGAGGATTTGATTGCTTTGTCGAGGGGTTTCCAATCGGGGTCTTTCTTTAGATCAGACGGGCTGAGGCTTTTCCAATAAGATGGCGACTTGCCCGCGAGAGGCCATATGTCTTGCATCTGCTCGCAGAAGATGTGGAGCGCGATGAAGGTATGAGGCTTGATCCCGACGTTGAAGAGTTCCCTATAACGGCCGGGGCGCGTGAGATTGGCGACAATAAGAGCCTCAGCGCCGCTCTGGTCGCATTGGACGAATGTGTGATTCGGCGGGGCGATGTAGATATCAAGAGCTTCCTTGTCTGGATTCTGGAGATTGGCGCCGTAGGTTCCAAGGAACTGCCCAGAGGCGAGGCGAAAGCTTCCTGTCCCGGCGACCTTGAGAGAGGTCAGGCAGTGGATGTGTGGTTGTTGGGGCATAAGATTAAACGTCCTCACGCCATCCTACGAACGAGGCATTGAACGGGCGGCCATCGTCGGTGAGGTTGAGATATTTGATAGTGGCTTTCTTTCGGAAGTCATAGTTTAGTTGAATATACTCTTCCCTTTCCTCGTCAGTGAATCCGGTGCCGACTTCGAAGCGCACGCCCTTCGCAGTGATAAACTCAAGCGCACCGAGTTTGCCTTTGCACTTACCTTCGTCAGAGACCACGCGACCAATGCACAAGAACTCTGCGTCGAGAAACGCCTTGCGCTTTTGAAGATTCATCGTCGAGCGTTCCTTATCGCCCTGCGGCATATACGATCCGAAGACGCTCTTGAGCATTTGGCCTTCGAATTGTTGCTTGAGATATTCTTCGTAACACTCATCGAGTTCGATGCGGGTCTTGCAAATAGACCACGGGATCATTTCTACGCCAACGCCAGTAGATTCCTTAATGATCTTATCAAGCAAGAGCATTCTCGTAAGAGCATTATACTTTGGCTCTACGATATCGAACGCATAGAAACTAATATGCTTTGCGTCTTCACCGGGCAGAATGCGGTTCACGCCCACGGCGGCATTGATCTTCTGGAGGCTCATGCCGTGGCAGTATAGCTCGCCGTCGATAATATAGTCGTTAAGCGGCGGCGGAAAGATACTTTGCAAAACGGCATCATTCCACCTCTTCCCATCGCGTGAATAAAAACCAGAGCCGGGAATGTACATGCACCTCAGGCCGTTGAGCTTGGGCATCGAAACGACGTGGCCGAACTTTGATGGGTCATAAATCCCAGCGCGCATAAAGGATGCGGCGATTTGCGGGTCTTTTTCTTTTGTATCTTTTTTCATATTTAATATTCCCAAATCCACTGTTGAAATCCTAACATACCTTTCAGCTTAACCATACGACGCATCTCGAAGATTACGTCGATGGCGACGTTCTTCGGATGCTTGAGTTTGATTTTATAGAGAGCATCCCCAGCGACACTCGGGGCGCCTTTGTCTGTGGTCTTCTCGGCTTTGTAGCGCATCTGAGTGTGAAGATAATTCACTACTTGATCCGGGCTGCCGGGATTGAGATCGAAGCCCACTAGGATTTTTAAGACCCTTGAGAGTTGCTTATATCTTTCTTCACAGCGTCGGACAATATATTGCCGCTTGACGGGATCGAAGTGCATTCCGTGCAGTGACATGAAGGCGTAGTCTGCGAGGGATCGACTAGCTTGATCGACCGAATCTTGAAGTCCGCGATCGTCTCGGATGACTTCAAGCTGACCGAGGTAAATCTCTCGGAGGACAATAACGTCTTTAATGTTGTAAGCGCGGAGCTGCTCAAATTGTGCTCGATTGCGAGGATCAAAGTTCCCTGCTTCATCTTTGTGGAACGGTCTGTTAGAAAAAATAGTTGCTTGATGGGCCAGAGACTTCTCAGCCTCCGGAAAGATTCGATGGCCCGCGACCATGGTGTCATAGATATCTGTGCCAAATGGGATTTTGTAGAAGGCGGCGAGAAAGCAGAGATCGAAGAGGGCGTTGTGGATTACCACTCTCCGCTTTTTCATCTCTCTTACTAATCGCGCAAAGAAAACCACACCGACGTTAAGATTGCCGCCCCAATCGTACACAGGAACAGAATAAACAGGACTCTCTCCGCACGCGATGGCGAGGCAGGTGAGGGTGTTGGTCTTGGGGTGAGTCTCGATGTCGAAGAAGATTGGTCCGTCGTGGTTGAACACACGACAGGCTTCGTCGGCTCTTTGACAAGAGACGGTTTGGGGTTCAGGTTGAACTTTTTCGGGGTCATATGTTAGTAGTTTCTTGATGTCTTGTGCAAACCAAAAGCTGTAGTTGGATCTTTTAGTGGGACTTGTGCTTTTACCATCATCCTTATCGAGGATATCTTCTCCTTCGCCTTCGCCTTCAAGAGAGTCTTCGACGGCCCAAGCGTCCACACAGTCTTGTGGCCAATAGGTTACGATGTATTGTGTCTTTGTAGGTGAGGTATATACTACACCGCGAAAAGCGTCTAGGGTTTTTCCTTTAGCTGCTGGTAGATAATCAAGGCTTTTAGCTCCGGCGAAGATAATCTTTGTGATGCCGCTTGGTTTGTTTGCGCCTTTGAAGAAATCGTCGGCGAAGGTGACGAAGACTTGATCTGAAGAATCAAGATCAATGGCGTGAGCAGCAAGAACAGAACGAACGAAATCACCAGCAGGGCCAAGAAGTATTCCGTTGTTTTCTTTATCAAAGCGCGAGGGTCCATGCAGAACGAGGGCTATCATTGTTTGGGTTAATTAAAGAGAAAAGAAAAGGCAGACTATTTCCGGTCTGCCAGCGGTGCGATGGGGATATGTCTGAGGAAAGAAACCTCTTAGAAAGTCTCGCAATCTTCCTAAGAGGCGCGTGTCTCTGTGATAGCAACCACTCTATCTCTGAGACTTAGAAGTTATCGGCCAGCGGCGAGGCAGCGCCCTTGACTTGAGAGAAGTCAAACTGGGTGTTGTAGCGTTTGATGATGGCCTCGCCGTTCTCGTCGCGCTTGGCGAACTTGAGATCGCGGGAGTTCGACGGGTCGTCGGTGACATACTCAGGCTGCGACTGAACGAGCATGTTGAAAGCCTGACCTTGTAGCGACGAAAGAGCCTCAGCCACGTCCACGTCGGAGTAGTCGTCGGGCAATCCGTCATACAAGCCGACGGTCTGGAGCGGCGTGGCCAGCAGTTCAAGCGCGGAGTCAACTCCGTTCTTGTTCTCCAGCATGATGTACATGTTGCCCTTCGAGCCGAGCGTCTTGTAGGTCACGCCAGCGGCCGCGGCAGTCTCGGGCGCAATGATCTCGCACTCACAGACAACCATCTTGAAACCCTTCGCGCTCTGGCGAGTCTCGGTCTTGTGGACGAGAACCTTATAGACGTTCGCGGGGATGAATCCGATCTTGACTTCAGTACCTTTTTTCATTTTATGTTTTGTTTTGTTTTGTTTTACTAGCACCGACAAATGGGAGGGAGCTTTCTGTGGGCCATTTTTTACGGCTTCGAGAGTTCGCTTGCGATTTTGTTAAGAGCCTTCACAACACAATTCTCCATGGGATTAGGCAAGCCCCAGAAGATCGGAGTCTTCGCGGTCGTGACGCCATCGGTCTGCGTGGCGAAGAAGTATTGAATGGTGTCAGATCCTTTCTCTTTCTTTGCATACACGGACCACACAGCGAGACACTCAGACTCGATGCCTTTGTTTGCCCACTCTTTACCTTGGACATACAAGCGGCGTCGAGTGGTCATGCTGCCGTCGAGGCCTTGGATTGGGACGATCTCTTCGAGACCGGTGATGATAACGGTTTTATCGAGAGACTTGAGATTCGTACACAAAGTCTGGATGCCGTCGTTGTAGTTCTTCCAGATGTCGAATCCCTTGTACATCATTTCACACTTGACCTGAAGCTGATCAATCGCAGCGGTGATTGAGTCGATGACGACGAGATCTTTCGTTGTGTCTTTCTTTACCTTATTCAACTCAAGAGTGAGCTTATCATAGCTGTCGATGGGGACAACGAGCTTCTCGTCGCGCACACGAAACGGCATACCCTTTCGTTCGGCGTCGAAGATAACGGTGCGCGCGGGATCTACGTTGCGGAAGGACGTAGACTTGCCCGCGCCACTCGGGCCAACGAGTGCGATGAGGGTCTTGGGCCATTTTGGATTTTGTTTTTCTACAGGGGATGTTTCCATATGTTTTTATTTTTACCAAGTCAAAGGCTCGTACTTAGTTATTGAGCACTCCGACAAAAAGAGTTCAAGCTGCACAGCGTTCTGCGCAAAGCAGATTCGCTTGAAGGGGCAGCTCGGACAGGCATTGCACGCTTTGCCGCTAGGCGGAGGAAGCTTATCGTGGGCCATTGCTTCGTTGATATGATCAGTGAAAGTCTCGATGCGATCTTTGACTTCCGAATCAAACTCCCAGAGTTGTTCCTCCGTGAAGCTCCAATCCGGGCCGATGCGCCATGCGGGCGAAGGTAGAGAGATCTGGACGATCAGCGTGCGTATCACCATGCGACGATACCATGCAGCGTTGGCGTAGTTGATGTCGTCTTTGAAGATCTCATACGCAAACTTCTGAAAGATGTAATAGTAATAAGAGAACTGCGTGTCGCCATCGTAGCCCGCGACGGCGTCTTTGAATGCGTACTTGCGCGTCGTCTTATAGTCTGTGATCTGAATGACGCCTTGTGGGGTTATGCTAAGGAGGTCAACAGTACCCACATACGCGAAGCCCGGGCGGTCGACGACGGGAATGTTGAAGTGAAACTCAGCCCCGCGATTGTCACCAAACTTTAAGGGCTGCGGTAAGGATGACAGAGGCGCCGCAGTCAGAGCTTTCCTAATCTGATCTTGATCCTTGGTGGGAAGATTCTTTTCCTTCGCTTCTTTGAACGCCTCCATACAGGCTTCTTGCCACTTCTCTCCGCTCCGGTCGAATGCGACGTTCTCGGCGAACTTGTGGATAATTTTACCCACCGTCAAAGCGGTGATGTCCTCGGCGGGTTTAAGACCGAGGAACACTGTAAAGAACCAGCGCCTCGGACAGGCTGAGATCTTTAATCCAGAAGCGTTGATGGGGATAACTGCGGGGATGCCTTCGTGAGGGAGGTCTTTGTAGGATAGTTTCATTAGTAGGATGTTATATTATTGAGGAGAAAAGAGAAGGGCTTTTTAGGCTAACCCCAAGCCAAAGACTTAGCTCATCTTGCTGTTCGACGCGGGCGACTCACAGTCGCACTTGGCGCGTTGGCCGAGCTTATACACGCGCTGCTCGCTCTCGTCGGCGAGACCTTGCAGGAAGTTGAGGGTGCCGCTTGAAGATCCTTTGCAGCACGCATCGACTTCCTTCTGCACGCGGGTCTCGATTTCGAGAAAGATCTTTGGCCAGTTCTTGATATCTTCCAGATCACAGAACCATTTGGCGAGATCGGCCGCGGTGATGTTGCCGTCGGAGATCTTAGGCTCGACGCCCAAGCCGATCATCCGCTCGATCACGGCATCGTAGGCTTCTTCGTAGGTAGTATAAAGATTTCCCAGATACTTATGATCTGAAAAGAAACTCTCTCCAGTTACGGTGTTGTGTTTTTCATGCGCGGTAAGTTGGGCCGCGCGGAACAGTGTAGCTAAATTATGCATGTTGTTTGTGGTTAAAGAAAAGAGCTACCCAGCGCGCCGTCCCAGGGGAAACCGTCAAAACCCTGCCGCAAGAACAGCTTGCGGTACGCGCTAGGTAGCTCAAAGTTATTTCTTGAACTTGAAGTTCTGGGTTTGATTGATGATCGCCTGAACATCCACGCCTTTAAGGAGTGGATCGTTTAGGAGAGAAGCTAAATCCGTACCGGTTGGTCTCGTGTGCGGGAAGTGTTTGAGAAGAAACTTCTCAAGCTCTTTGTCTGTCATCTCTTCGACGGGTTTAGGTAGGCCGAGGAGGAGATCGAGTTCGTTGAGATTGGAGTTACCTGATGCGCTCATAGATCACAAAACAACACAGCACAATTTCCTACGAATGATAGCTTTGTCCGTGGTGTTCTCTGCGGCTTTCTCCGGGCTGTCGTATAGCATGGTCGAGAACCATTGGCCCTTGAGGCTGTATTGATAGGCGTAGAAGTAATACTCTTTTGGGCGTGGAGCTTCTGGCTCGGTGGCGGTGGCAAATGTTAGACCTCGTTCTTCTTTCATGTTGTTATTGGTTGTTTCTGTATTCGCTGTAGAGATTAAAGAATCTTTCACATTTCCGTTGAGCGGGTTTGCTGAGTCGATTGAAGTCATAGTCTTTCCTTGAGAAAGCAGTAAGGCCGAGATTCCAGGCCGCGTATACATCTCTTGGATCTGGATCTCTCTTTCGCTGGGCGAGACAGAGTCTAAGTTCGAGCCAACAGAGATGGGCTTTGGCGCATCTTCGGGCCTCGGACGGAATATGTCTAGCATCCTTTTCAGAAGGGAAATGCTGGCGCCAGACTGATCGCTTGAGTTGATATCTTGAGAGTTCACCGTGTTTGCCTTTTGCTTTGTCGTTGTCGCTGCTTTCGATTGTTGAGATCGCCCTGAGCTTAGCGTCGAAGTCTTGCTGGAGGGCGATGAGTGTAGTTTGGATTGAGGTGATTGTCAGACCTATCATAAGGATTTTCATAGAGGCCAGAAGTATGGTAGGTTGTCTGGAATGTTTGGAAATTTTGGAGCGTAGTAATCCGCTTTCTTTCTTATCAGATTACTCTGATGTGTCTTGTGCAGATAAGAGCCGAGCCAATGGGGCTGGATGATGTAAGGGTAAGTGAGAAGCTCTTTCTCAAAATGCGGTAAGAGGTTATCAACATAGCCCCGAGCGCGGGCTTCTTGGCAGATCTTGATGCTATATAAGCACAACCACGCTGGATAATCTTTGACCATGCGCACAGCGGGATGACTGCGCCAGCCCTCTGACTTACCTTGGATTGTGTTGAGGATTTGATAAGACTCAACGCGCTGTTTCATAAGGCGCTGGGTGTCTAGCACGCGGGCAGACTGTTCGATGTCGGGATATGGGAGGAAGATTTGCATTTTGTGGTTGTGTTTTATTTATCACTCCAAGCCTTTCAACATCTCCTCACTCATCTTCATCACGATAAGTTCGTTCGGAGTGGTCTCAATGATGATTGTGTTGTCTTGCATCGCGAGCTGCCGCGCGAATTTCTCTGCGCTGTTTGTATAGTTCTGCCAGCTCGCTTGACTTCCGACCTCGCCGCTGTTGACGAATGAGATGATCTCTTCGCGGAAGATCTCTTCGTTGAATGTAAAAGGATCTTCGTCGCTGCCTCCGAGGAGAGGCGTCATGGCGTCTAGGATATTCTCAACGGGTTCAAGAATCTCGATGACGAGATTTACTTTACGCACTGAGATGTGCACCTTTTCTTTAAGCTCGTCGACGATGGGGATATCATCAGGGTCGATAACGCCTTTAAGAACCCCGACGCCTTTGTCGTTGATAAAGGCTTTGCCCTGTGAGAGACGCGCGCGAATTGTTTGAGGTTGTTGCCTGAGTGTGAGTGAGTTGATGGTGGCTTTCTTAGAAGGGATCTTAGAGAGCTTCACTACTAACTGAGCGAATTGAATCGCGTGCTTGATGTCGTAGTAAGGCCAGCCTTGCTTGCGCTCGGTTTTATTGAGAATACTTTCCGCTTGCTTGAGCAAGGCGGCTGGGTCTAGTTGTGGTTGTGGTTGATTTGAGGGATTGAATATGTTCATAGGACTAAGAAGTCAAAGTTATTCTGCCAGCTATCATTCAACTGATTATAGGTATTGTTCTTGATCTTCCACGTTCGCGGGTCGCGGGTTGCTTTGGTATGGCGGCACCGGATACGAACGTCGATGGTTTGAAGTGCGGAGTTTCGGAGGTGGTGATGGTGCGGGAGTTCGTGGAGCAGGATGGTCATATTTTCTCCGTGAGTGATCTGATGTACCTGTTCCGCTCCTTCGGTCTGACGTTGATGAGGTATTGGATTGCCAGACAGGCATTGACGGTTGCGGTATTTTCCCAGTTCTCCTTGTTGTCGTAGTACTCATGCCACCGTTCACTGGGTGCTACGATGACTTGGCCGGTTCGCTTGTGCTTGAAGACGAATGCGGCAGGGCCGATGGGGACGTTCACGACCTAACCTCCTGCTCACGCCACAGCAGCAGATCCGCTCGCATGGCGTCGTTCTCCTGCTCTAGTTGCTTGATGCGTTCTCGCGCTTCTTGAAGTTCCCACGCAAGACCACCAATCACATTGTCTCCAGTGACATCTCGCCACTCCTCGCCATAGCGAAGGACGCGAGTTCCACCAGTTGATACTTGGACGATAGTGTATTTACCGTCACAAATGGTTACGTTTACTCCGCTCACGGATTGGCCTCCTTGGCTTTGTACCACTCTATAATTTTTTCGTGATAATCGGTGCTTTTGCTATGACTCAATAAGCAGTTACCAGCTTGAACCAACCGATTGATGCGCTCGTTCAGTTTCTGAATCTCGTTAGCTGCTGCATCCATCATTATTGCGCGGTTGAACCACCCCACTTCTCGAAGTGACTGAGCGTCATTTCGTAGTTGTTCTTCGAGACTCACGGCTTGGCCTCCTTGGCTTTGGTCATAGTTCATTCTCCTTATCATATTCCGGCAATTCAATCTCTCCAAGTTCTCTCTTCAATAGAAGATTACGCAACGCCCGAACATTCCCAAACGAGAATGTCTCGTCGCCGAAGTGTTCTCTTTCTCCCAACGGGGTCCAGTTTTCCTCGGCGATGATAGCACTGGCGACACAGCGTATCTCTTGCACACCCCGCTGTTGTAAAGAGAATGTCTTCAAGCCGAGTTCGTTGATGCGGAAGTATAGATCCTCTCTAAAGCTTCCCTCTTTAACCATCTTCAACAAGTCTCTATTCGTTGCGAAGATGAAGCGACATTGAATCGGAACGGGATCAACAGCTCCGACGGGCAAGACGGTTTTATCCTGCAGCACACGGAGCAACTTAGCTTGATGCGCCAGCGGCAACTCGCCTATCTCGTCGAGGAAAGCAGTGCCCTTGCCGACTGCTCGGAGAAAGCCAACGTCGCCTCTTGATTTGGCACCGGTAAAGGCACCGGGCATGTAGCCAAATAGCTCGCTTTGGAATAGAGTATCCGTAAGACCGGCCATGTTCATAGCTTTTAGAGGCTTCCGTTTGTGGGCTAAGATGCGAGCGACTAACTCCTTGCCGGTGCCCGACGGGCCTTCGATCAAGACGTTGTATCTCTGCAAGCTCTCTTCGGCGTAGGTTATTGCGGCCGTGAGCATCCTCTTGGTGAGAGGATCTTGTGTGGCATAGCACGAAGCTATTGACTGAATAGAGTTCTCCTTCAGCGCGTCGCCTGTGATCTTCAACACATCCTTGCGGATGTTATCGAGGAAGCTGTCGGCCGCGGCGGTGTTAAGGACGTTTGCGTGGATGTTCATTTCTTTTTATTCTTTCTCTTTGAATATATCGAAGAACCGGGATCTCTTAGCTTATACTTCATGATCGCCTTACGCGTAGAGGCCATCTCTTCTCGCGTAAGATACTCTTCGTCGAGCGAGCCGAGTTTGTATTTGCTGACGTACTGATCACCGCGTTGATGGAATTTGCTCATACTTTGATAGTTTAGTTTTTAGCCCTATGATCTCCCTCTCCAAGACAGAGATCCTCGCGGCCATTTGATTCTTCAAATTAGTCAGATCAAAGATCATTCTGTCATAGTGTTCTTTATGATAAGGCATCTTGCTGATGTTTGAGATAGTGCCCCGTGAGACTCCGAAGTACTCGCCCGCTTGAACGCGCGTTAGATGCGGGTTAGCATGGATGTGCTCGCGGATGTGCATCTTCTCCTCGAAGGTGAGGAAGTAGTTCTTGCGTGTGATATGTGTTGACTTTCTTGAAGGGTTCATATATGATTTAGATATGGTTAAGTTAACTGACAGACTCTACAGGTTCATCGTCATCATCTTCTTCTTCCTCAACCTCAACGACGCCGGAGGATTCAGACGCCGTGAGATCTTCGGCGGTAAGTCTCACGACCGCCGCCTTATCCTTGAGTGCCTTCTCAAGTTCTCCCGCCAGATCGACGTTCGATGACCCGATTGCGTCTACGGATTTCAATTTTCTTGCAAGCTTAGGAGCCATGTGATCACTGAGGATTGTGCCTTCGGGAACATAGATCTCTTGCAGTGTGTCGGTGAGGGTTGTGATACGGACACAGCGACCGAGAGCTTGAGCAAACTCCTCTGCCCAATAGGTCATCGTCGATGCGACTTTGCGTGGGCGTGTATGGGCATAGCGATGATCCAGTGATATGCCTGTGCCTCCGCTTGAGAGAGTATAGATACAGAACTCCGTCTCGCCATTGAGGAACGCTTGCACGTTCTCATGTCGTTCCTTTTGATTCTGATTGTGAAGCTTCATCTCTCTTAATTTTTCATTCCTCGCGGCGAATGCATCCTTTGTCATCTCTCGGAAGATACGCTCGGAGGTGTACTTGATGCCCTTGTGGAAAGCGCGGAATTCTTCCTTGGTTATCCCAATGTCATCCGCTTTAGGCTTTCTTGCTTCATGAGGATTATCAAGAATCCACATGCCCATCTTCGCAGCGATCTCTGCGGCGCGGGTTTCTGGGAGAAGCTCCTCGGGCTTGATCTCTTTGTTGCCACCCCAGATTAGGGATATTTTGTCTTTGGTTAGACCCTTAGACTTAAAGTATTCACTATCACAGAGCTTCATCACAAGCTCCTTGAGAGTCTCTGTGAAGCGAATTGCTATGACTGGCGCATAGCCCTGTCGATGGGCCTCGATCGCATCAGCGACCCAAGTGTCTACGGTGGCAAGCTCGGCCGCTCGGGCCATGACCATGAAGGCGACCATGACTTGACCTTGTGGATCTATTGAGCGGCCTGTTCTTTCAATCGCCTCAAGATAATTCTTCATCGCATTCTTGAGCATGTTTTGATTGGCGGGATCAGTGATCTCAAAGAGCTTGACTTTGTTGAGAGCCTTCACCTTTTGAGGATCGCCCGGCGGCTTGACTAGTCTATCTCCTAAAGCACCAGCCCAGCGTTCGAGTGCGGCTGCATTCGCCGAGCGAGGATCTGCGCCGAGAGTTATAGTGCGTGCGAACTCTGGGAATGTTTCTCGCGTGAGAGGTCTTGCTCCATAAGGAAGTCTCATAGCGAGAGTCATAAACATCGTATCCCACACAGTCACAGCGGGCGTGGCTGAGGTGAAGACCCACTTAATAGATGGGAATTGAAGGAAAGCTTCGAGGTATTTGGTGCGTTTAGACTTCTCTTTCTTAATCTCCTGACACTCGTCGAGGATGATGAGCTTTGGAGCGGCCTGTTCAGGCAGGTTAAAGCGGATCACGTTCGTCGCTTGACCGAAGATCTCCGTTGTCTCAGTCTTAAAGAAGTTCTTGTTCTTCGTAGAGAAGACTTCGTTGTATGACCACACATCCACGGCGAGGCCCACGCTTTCAAGACCCAGTTTCTTGAGGGTGTCTCGGAAGTCAAGGACGACAGACTTCTTGGTGATGATTAGGATCGGCGGAAAGAGACCGAGAAAGTTACAGAACTTTTGAGGGTCATGTTTTTGTAGCCACAGCGCGAGACCTGCGGCAATCCAACTCTTACCTTTGCCCGTTCCTAAGGGAACGAGGGCGCCGTTGAGGTTGTCTTTGTACAGTACATCGAGCAAGGCCGCGATAGCTTTCTTCTGCTGGGGCTTGAAATCTAATCCACCCGGGAGTTTGATATCTATGGTGCTGTAGGTTCTTTTCTCCCTCAAGGCTGCTTCTTCTGCTAAGCGGAGAGCTTCTCGTTGTTGCCTCAAGGGCGCTTGATTAACCCAGCCTTGAAGAAAGCCGAGCAGTGTAGCGTAATCGAGCTTTACGGTGGGGATTGTCGTGAGATTTAATTCACGCTGCAAGAAGTCCCACTCATAAGGCTCTTTGCGATAGAGATCGGTGAGCTTCTTCGCTTGCGCGCGGGCTGTGGTGAGTGCTGTTTGTTGAAGACGATCTTCCTTGGAGGTATATTGTTCAGTTTGAACAGGTGCCTTACGGACACCCGCAGGAGTAGAGAATATATTCATAATCTTATAGGTCCATCAACTTCGCGATCACTTCCTCAGCATTCTTGAATCCATAGGCTTGTGGTGTGCGTGAGATCAAAGAGATGTACTCGCCGAAGACGATACTCTCTGCGGTTGGTTTGTCAAGTAGGGAGAATGAGCGATTGATGGCGTCACGTTTGTTGAGAAGGGGCGTGAGTTTCTTTTGAAGAGAGATCATCTCATCCTCCAGCCGTTGGCGTAACATTACATTCTTGGTAGTAGCCTTGTCCATCTTGGCTTTGAGGCGCGCTGCTTCCTTCTGACATTTCTTCTGTAGGTTTTTGTTCATTTTCTTTTTGATTTTCTTGGTTAATTTTTTCTAAGAGACCGCGAGTGTCTACGATACGGAGGACTTCTTCGATGGGAAAGTAACAGTTGATATTGTTGAACGCTCCTTTGAGAGCGTCGTTAAGTTGTCTGCTCTTATTCAGATAGACCTCTTCGCCCTGCGATGTGATCGCGGCGGCAACTTCAAAGGCTTTCTGTTTGGTGAAGAGCTTAGCTTTGCTTAACGCATCTGCGATCATTTCGATCCGCAGCTCTTCCGCTTTTTTGTGGAGGAAGGATATGTCAGAGGCAAGGTGGTTTGCTCGTAGTGTTCTTCGTCTTTCGTCGCTGAGATTCCATTCCGTTGAGTCCCAGATGACACTATAGCTAAGTCCATCTTCGTCGATTCTCTGTATATGGATATGTTCACCCGCGCAGTGAGCTTTAACCCAGTCCGCTGTTTCATTTGTAGCAACAATCGCATGGGCAAGATTATTTCCTGCAGTTCTGCGGATAAAGTGGCCTCGCTCTGTATCGACATGACAAGAGCAGGCTGGAAAGAGCAATCCCCAGAGGGATTCGCTTGTTGGCGTTGAGATTTCGTCGTTTTCATTTTGAAGAGGCATAGATTTTCCTTAAGTGCGAGGGTTGAATGCCTAGTTCGGCTCTGTACTTTGCGATCGTGCGGCGAGCGATGGTGTTCTTTAAGAGGACAACGATGTCTTCGTCGCTTAGTGGGCGAGATTTATCTTCTTTAGATATAATCTCTGCGATCTGATTTTTAATGCTTAGGTTTGACTGCATGGTGTTTTCATTGTGGTTGATGATAGCTGAGGTGAAGAAGAATCTTAATTCATAGGTCCCTTTTGGGGTGCTTATGTATTTGTTATGCACTGCCCGCGAGACGGTTGTCTCATGGATCTCACACACGAGAGCGATCTGCGCCATGATAAGAGGCTTGAGATCTTTGATATTCCCCGAGCGGAAGAAGTCTGTTTGATAATCTACAATAGCCTTCGTCACGTTGAAGAGTGTAGATTGACGCTGCATGATCGAGCGGATCAAGAACTTCCCTTGCTTCACACGCTCTCGAATGTATTCTCTGTCTTGCGGCGAGAGCTTATCAAGGTAATTCAGATATCCTTGATTGATCTTGTAGACAGGCAGACGCTCAGCGGGGATCGTGATGTTGAGATCTTTGTCAAGAAAGATCTCTGCGTCTTTGGGTGTGTGCGTTGAATGGGTGAACTCTGAAGCGGGATTGTAGTTTAGCTTTGCTAGAGACTTGTACAGATTCTCTATCGTTGTGAAGGTCTCGTTGTATTTTTTACTTAAGAGAGGAATCTGACGGCGCGTGAATAAGTCTTCGTCTTGTTGGAGGATCTTGTACGCGAGAGAGTCTTCTGGGAGTTGAAGACAAAGACAGTCTGCTAATCCCAAAGCGCCTAGTCCGCGTGGTTCTAGTGTGCGGATAAAACGCAAAGCATCTCTTTGACTTGTGCTGAGTGCATCCAAGTCTCCCGTATAGAATCCGCGCTCGTCGAGCAGATGAATGATTGACAGATCGTGTTGTGCTATAAGAAGTTCTCTCTCAAGGAACTCTTCAAGAGTCTCCTCTCTCGCGGGGTTATTCTCTAGTGGATACTCCTCTCGGGCGGGCAGAGAATACGAACTAGTCCACTGCATGTCTTGTGGAAGTTCTGCTTTGTCATTGCGAAAGAGGATTTCTTCTTCAGGCATCTCTCTATCGAGGAGTTCTACGCAAGGATTATCCTGCGTGAAAGACTCCATCAAGGTATGGAGTTCACAGAGAGGAGCCTGTAGTAGCGCGAGACTTTGCTGGAGTTGAGGACTCAGGATAAGACTCTGAGTCTGCTGTACGTTAAGTGAAAACTTCATTTGTCTGGTGGTTGATTCAGACTATTGCGATAGAGCCTAAAGTATGCCAAGTTTTGGCATCTGCGAGATGCCAATACTTGAAACACCTCAAAGAAAAGCCTCTGTGAGATTGCTCCCACAGAGGCTCCTTGTGATTTAGTTGTATTGCAGATTACTTCGTGAGGAAGTAAAACTATTAGACCTTGGCGCTCTTCTTGGCTTCGCGCTTGGCCTTCGCGGCCGAGAGTTCGTTGGCCTTGGCCAGAAGCTGCGCCAGAGAGGCTATCAGGTTGGACTGCTTCGCGATCGCAGCGTCCTTATCAGAGACGCCCAAAGAGCGGGCAGTGTCTTCGGTCCACTCGCCAGCCAGAGCGAACACAATCGAGCCGATCTCAGAGCGGATGCTCTCGATCTTCTTGAGGACAGACTTCTCAGTCTCACGATCGGCGCTGACGCCATAGATAAAGGCGGCGAAATAGTCGGGCGTATTTCCTTTTGACAAGTAAGCCTCGCTAGCGTCTTCGGCGATATCCAGCAAGTGCTCGGCGACGAGATCGCTCAAGGCGTTCGACACGCGCTTGGTCTCGGTCACAGAGCCATCTTCGTTCTTAACCTTCGTGACGTGCTCAGTGGCGATCTCAGCGAGAGCTTCGCCGCGCTTGATGTAGTATTGCAAGTCGCTCACAGCCAGAACGGGCTTCTGGAAGGAGACAGTGCGCTCGGCGCTCTTCGCAGTCTTACGGACGTGACGCTCGCTGGTGGTGAACAGAGGATTGCCATCGGCGTCGCTTTGGAACACGCTACCGGCAAAGGAGGCGACGAGTTCGAGGTTCTTAGTGCTCATTTTATTTTGTATTTCTAACTTTGTTGGTTGTTTGTTTTGGGATGTTTACGGTCGCGCGACCTTAGACATTTCGCTTGTCACCAACGGGACTTGCAAAGCGATAGAGCTTCTTGAATGCCAAGTTTCGTGTAAGCTCTAAAAGTAAAAACCCACTCAGTGAAGAGTGGGTTGTAATCTGTAATGCGTTGGCTGCGTAGCAGCGGGCGTAAGCCCTTGTGATCTGTTATTTGATCACGACGGCCAGAGTGAGAGCATTCTTTCTGATCTCTCGGATTTGACGCGCCGCGTTTGCGAGATTGCGGGCGGCAGATGAATCGGGATAGCCTTCAACGTGAACGAGTTCAAAGCCGGGATGCTTTTCATCCATTACACACTTTAGCTTGTGAACGTCTGAGGCTTCATAGATATGAAGCTCTTTCTGCTCATCGAGATAGAAGGCTGCATAGCTTCTGTGTTTAGCCATGGCGGTTGCGTTGCGGGAAAGAACCTCGTTGATGAACGAGAGTTCGGCTTGTTTTGTCATGTTGTGTTTGTCGCTCGGGCGTTGTGCCTTACTAGACAAACGAGATCTTGCATCTAATAGACCATCTGATCTGGGAAGCTTCTGAGCTACGCTGGCGGCTACGCCGCTGACGCCTCACGGATCACTTCGCATATCGTGGTTTGCTTGATGCCTTACGCTTTACGTCATAAGCAATAGCGAGAGCTTGTTTTTGAGGCTTTCCTGCTTTTAGTTCAGCTTTGACGTTCTTACTGAACGCTTCTTTACTAGCAGATTTAACAAGAGGCATAAGTGATATTTATTTCGACTGTGTTGCTTTATTACAACACAAACAAAATAAACATCAACTATGCCACCTGTTTAGTTGCCGCCGAGGATCTGACCGAGTTCTTCGGCGGTGAGGTTGAAGTCTACGCTGTAGATATTCTCAGCGAGGATACGCTGGATGTATGTGTGAACGTCTAACGAATTACTAACAGGTGCGAGACAATAAGAGTAGAAACCCTTAATGTGCGAGGGGATTATGATGATCATAAGTTATGCATCCTTGATTGTTATGTTTGTTGTACCGGTTTGAAAAGCTGCGCCGTTTGTACCTTTTGCCTTGCGCGCAGTGACTCTTTTATGAACGCGAAAAGCATCAGGGTGCATAGGTTGAATCGCGCCGCCGGTCTTGTGGCCAAAGTTCAGCGCACCCTTATAGCTCCACTGAGGAGCGCATTTGATACAGCGATCGAAGCCTAATGCTTTGCGATCGGTGTCGATGATTTGGAGACATCTTAAGCAGCGATTTGTCATTTCTTTTTAGTGAATAAGTTTTTAATGAAAAATGCCACAGTGCTAAGAGCTAGAATGAAACAAGCTCCGAGCATGACAATAATCATAATAACGGCATGAAAGATTTTTTGATTTGGTGATCTTTTTCTCATAGGAGTTCTTCCTTTCCAATATCCCATCCCGGACCATCATCAAGAGGCTCGTCGTCGTAGATGCTCAATTCACGACGCAAGTCTTCCAAGGTGGGATTTTGTTCTGTCTCTTCGATTGGTTCTTGTTTATTGTGCATAAAATAAAAAACCTGTAGTTATTCACTACAGGTTTCAAAATTAGGTTGTTAGCAGATTTAGTCCAATACCTTTTGAATTTACTACTAATTTATTACAAAACTTAAATGCTTCTCTGACTTGTCGCGCTTCTTTATGGCGCTCAAAAGCTAGTATTGAATGCAACTCCCAATCGGGATTGCGCTCTTTGAAATATGCAACGGATTTGTTTACGTCCTTTGCGTCAAACGCATCATAACTATTATCTGGCTTGTGATAAATCAGAATAAATGTTGGATTTGTGGATTGCTGTAAAGCTTCATTGGTTTTAGCCAATGCGCTTTGCAACGCCATATCCTGAAAATCATCGCCCGTAAAAACAAAAGAAGCGTCTTTGTGCATAAAGACGCTTTTGCATTACGAAAGCCAATTTGTCAGAACATTATTCCTTTCACAAAGTAATACAATACTACAAAGAGCACAATGGCTCCGAGCGTTGCGATAATGAGTTCGTCTTTCTTGTGTTCTTTCATAAATATTAGATCCAATCTATCTTAGAGAGTTTGACTTGCGCCGCCGAGACGGCAAAAGTACCTTTACAACGCCAAGCGCGTGCCTTGTGACACGAGGATTTGTCGTGCTTAGCGTTGCGCTTGCTTGTATGTTTTATGGCAAGCTTGTTGAGCTTACGAGAAGCTTGAGAGGTTAACAAATGGAATTGAGCTTGTGACGATTTATCAAAAGCTGCTGTCGGGTTTGAACGCATAGTATCGAGACACAAAGGTGATGGAGTAAGGAGGATAAAGGAAGACTGAGAAGAGAGAGAAGACTGACAGAGGATACTTTGTGTCCCGATACTATGCGTCCGCTTGTGGCAATTTGGTCGCGCTCTTTGAGGGAGTAAATCCCCAAAGGGTTGCAATTATCAATCCACAAGGGACGCTTGTGTGTCTAGTGTAGGGACAAGCCTACA